TACATGATCTGCTACAGCCTTTGGAATCATGCCTTTAATATTCTTATTAGTTGCTTTCATTTCAGCAATAATATGTTCTTTAACTAGATTAGCCATTAGCTGGTGACATTGTTTTCATAAATACTTCATGGTTAAGGATCTCATGTGGATAGTCTTTGGCAATCTTCCAATAGACCTGATTCACTTTACTATACTCACCATGTTCTAGAATTCTTAAATTTCTGAAGCTTTTAATTGATAGAGTAACCATATGTAAGTTCTCTTCATCTGAAGATTCTAACATTGCAATCATGTTTTTTATCTCAGCATCATTAATATAGCCCATTCTCTTCAGCAGTTGTAATTCTGCCATATATACAAAAGGACGAAATGTCCCAACTTTACTACCCTTATGGTACATGTACCACAGATAGTTTAAGTTTCTATCTACATTATCTGTCAATTCATAATGTTCTTTTGCAATCTGTGCTGATAATTCCAGCATTTCATGTGTTATTTTCTTTTCCATTAGTCTATCAAAATATATAACGAATTGTGTTCCAAGGTAAGATTCTGTCATGAAGTTCTGTAAACTGTTTAATGTAGTCAGACTTCCTTCTGTGCTCATACCTAAGATTAGCTCCTCCATACTGGGAGGTTTTATGCTCCTGGATTTTAGGTGTATATAAGAATTCTTCACCTGGTAATTTATTTGCTACGTTATACCAATGCTTTTCTTCATTATGAGTTAAAAAGATTACCTCAGCTTTAACTGCATCATGATCCCATCCATCATTTTTTGCAAAACTTGCAATAGTTCTAAATAATGATTCATAGTGCTGTAACCAGTTATCATGAACAATAACAGGACTAAAGTTTAAATGAACTTGATAACCAGCATTTCTAAATTCGTAAATAGCTCTAAGTCTCTCATAAAGTTTACTTGTATTAGGCTCAAGATGTTCCATTAGTTCATAAGGCATTAGACTAAATCTAATTCTAATTTTGCCTTCAGGACCAAAAGTTAATAAGTCTTTATTTACATGTTTAGTAGCAAATGAACCCATAGCAAGGGGATGATCTCTAAAGAACTTAAAAATTGTCCTCCAATCATGATACTTAGCATGTAGAGCAAAGTCCTCATTGCAACTGATATCATATGTAATATATTCTCCAGTCTGATTTGGCTTCTCTACATCTGCAAAGAATGCATGGGAATTGATTTCTGTCAGGATATCCATAGTATTTTTAGCTATGGTTAATCCTTCCGGTTTATGCCTCTTCATATAACAGTAAGTACAGTTATACAAACAGCCATGACCAAAAGAAGGAGCAATGTAATCAGTGCTCCTCCCACTTGGTCTAATAATCATACTCTTTCTAGTGACTTTTTCTACAACACTCATAATCTCTTAATCCGCTGTACTTTCCTAACACATGTAGAAATTATCACTTTAAAAAGTTAATGTAAGATTGTGCAGCTCTCTTTGTGTCATACTGCACATCAAATCCTGCATTGTTTTTAATGGTCTTCCAGAACAACCAAAAGATTCTTTTCTTTACAGCATACTTGGTTGTATAACCATCCTGTACTTCTACTACTTTGTAGTCTTTCTTGTTTACATTCATACTATTCTAGATTTAAATTATAGTCTTTCAATATTTCTCTTAATTCTTTTCTAAGTCTATCAGCTAAATCTCTTTCTTGATCAGTAGCTTCTTTCTTGTCAACATAACCATATTTGGTTATCTCACGTAGTTTTTGGTCAATATCCCAAACAACTAGTTTCCATCTAGGACCATCTAATGCATCTCTTGCATCTTCCTTTTCTTCAATAGAATCAAACTCAAGAATTATCTTTCCCATCTGTCATAATTTTAGTTGGCCAATAATAATCACATTTCTCTTCTTCTTTATTGTAAGGTAGATTAAAGAAGTATGACTGTCTAAATTCACTTGCTATAGCCTTATATCTATAACATGTGTCTTTTAATGGACAATCTGTTCCTTTACACATTGACATATCCGGCATAATTTAGAATATAAAGTTAAATAATATATGACCAAAGCCAATACCTGCTAAAAAGTAAACAAGATTGTTTACCCATTTTGGATAATTTTCCATGTTCCAATTTTATTAAGAAATTTATAATGTAGCCAGAAGAACATATAACTGACAATTCCAAACAAATTATACTTTAGATCTTCTCTATCAAAGTTCCCGTGTATTTTTCTACCAATAATAGTATTAGATATTTCCTGTGTAGTTTCAATAAATACACTAAACATAAATAGAACTACAATAGCTATTATATAGGTAAAAAAACTTTTTTTGTATAAAACAACTGATAAGAATAATGATGCAAAAAAGTAAAATGCAAAATGCAATTCCTTATCTAATCCAATAAAAATACTAGGAAGTTTTAACATAAACCCTATATAACTAATTAAAGCTATTATAATTAAATACTTCATTAAAATAAATTAAAAAGTGTACACAATAGTACACAAATAAATACTAATGATAATGCCCCTGCTAGAATTATAGCTCCATAAGCATTCATCTCTTCTCTACGGTCTTCTTTGTTTAGTTTCATAGTTCTTGTTGTTTAAAGGTTACTTTTTGTGAAAAAAACACAATTTATGCTGGTTTTAGTCTACATAATCGGTTATTAACCGGTTAAATATGCCAAAAATGACACTTTTTTGTGATTTACTTATCTTTAATGTTAAGATATCCAATAATAACACCTGCACCAGTAAATGTACCTACAGTATAAACTATCTCAGCTTTACCAACAGGTTCCCAATTACATGTACACATTTTGTAGACACATCTCAAATAGCCAAAGCCTGCTAGCACATAAAATAATATTGGTAGTATTACTAGCCAGTTTCTATTTTTCATTCTTTCTTGTTTCTTTATAGTCAATAATAAATCCAACTGCTACAATTATATTCATACCAAAGGACATAAGTATTTCATGTATGTCTTTATAAACATTTACACTGAGATGTACATGACCCACCATCCAAAAAGGTATGGACAAGTTTTGGCTTATCCATACCAATGTGTATTTAATAAAGTGGCTAATCCCCTTCTTCATTATTCACCTTTTGTAGCCCTTCTGATTTTACCTTTCCTGAGTTCCTCTTCCCAATATTCTCTGACTTGTGCAACCTTTGTAATCTCTCTTGGATTTTCTTGTTTAACTCTGAAAAGTCTAATTTTCTCTTGTTCTCTTTCATACTCTTCCCAATTATAGATTTCTAATTCTTTCATACGAGCTATATCTGCAATAGTCATTTCTTCTGGAACCTGACCATCATTCTCATACATAACACGCATATATATTTCTTTCATTCTTCCCATAACTTAATTGCTTTTTTAAGTAGGTTTTTAATTGTAACATCTATCTTGGCATCTCCAACAAGATTACCATATGCTTTTATTTTTTTGTATAAAGCTCTATCTAGTGAAACTACTACAGTAGTACCTCTGTGTTGTTTAGAACCAGCATATGGAAAATCATATGGAAACTTTTGGATATACTCACAGGCATTAGCTGCAAAACTTATATCATTATAATTAAGTAAAGTATAAGCATGTCTTTTTGCTATTCTAATAGATGAACCATCCATTCCAAATATATCAGCAATAAAAGTTGAGCTCTTACCATACTTATAATGTAATATGCCTATAAGATAGTTTCTTCTGTCAAGATACATTCTTTCTCTTTTCTTAGCTGCACTTTTATTTTGTACAGCAAGAACTTTACATTCTTTTAGAATGTCTTCTATTGTATAATCTGCCATAAAACTATATTAATTCTAAATCTGCCTCTAAGACTTCTTCTTTTTCTTCTTCAAGTTGATGTATTCTAGTATCAAGTGGAATAAACCTTTCAGCATCATAGTATTCATATGGAAAACAATCAGCAGACATCTGTACTTCTTTAAGTAGTACACCATATCTACCATCTTGTAATCCCATCTTTACTATTTTAATAATAGTGTAAGTCTCACCCTCTTTTACCCATTGTTCAATAGGTACTTTAGCTGGTTTATTACTGCTATCAATGCATATCGCCTTCATAAGGTTCTACTTTTACTTTTAGACCCACTCCTTGAAGAAAATCAGCCATTGTATCTATTTGAGCCCAACAACCATGTTTTATAGTACACTGACCAGCAAGATCAGCAACCAATGCACATTGTTCTGCTTGTTGTGGTTCATGACCGCAGTATTTAATTAAGCATGCCATCACATATGCAAAACTATGTGTATCATCATTATACAGTATAAGTCTGTGATCTTCTGGTAGTTCCATTGTGCTAATTTAACTTTAAATCATAATTTCTCCAAACTATTTTATCCTGATCAAATCCCTCAAGAGCTTCTTTAACCCATTTTTCATCTACTGTACCCTTATAACATAGTATATGTACAATAGCTTTCTCATCTGGATTAAGTCTGAGTAATCTACCAATTCTCTGTGCTGCTTTTCTTTCATTACCATACGCATGCATGATAATACCTTGTTTCAAGTTGGGTATGTTAATACCCTCATTTAACTGCAGTACACAGGATAGTTTGTTTATTTTGCCATCTTTAAATAATAATAAGTTATCTTCAGAGTCTTTGTTACCACTATGGTAACTAAATCTGCAGAGTCTATCAGCTTGCTCCTGAGTATTAGCAAATACAATACACTTAGAATTAATACTTTCCATTAACTTCTTTGTGTATTTCTCCTTAGACTTATACTCCATCATAGCTTTCATACGCATAACTCTAAGCATCTGAGCAGGACCTTGACCTAAATCTATTCTATTGCCCCAGTATCTATAATTATCATACTCTGAAGTAATAAAAGACCTGGTTTTCATCTGAACTTGATAATTCTTACACTTATCTAATTCAAGCTCATGTACAATGATTTGATAGTCATTAATAATACCATTCTCAATTGCATCATCAGCTTTAAATGTATAAGCTACAGGACAGAATTGACCAACCATCATTCCTTTCTCAGAACTTCTGTGTTTAGGTGGAGTCCCAGTTAAACCCAGGATTCCACCTTTATACACATCAAGGAACACCTTATGAGAATCAAGAAGTGAATGACATTCATCTAAGTATACATAATCATATGCATTTGGATCTCTCTTTGGTAATCCAATATATGTAGAGAAAGTAATTCTCTCTAACAAATCTTGTTTACCAAACTTCACAGCATCATCAGACCAAGACTGAAAGATAGATTTCTTTGGAGCAACTACTAATACATTTTGCATAGCATTAGTATTTCTCTCAATATGTAATAGGCCTACAAGGGTCTTACCGACCCCTGTGCCTAATACTACGGAACATCTCCGTCTCCCTTCTGTTGCTTTTAATGCTTCTTCTTGAATCTCTTGTCTTTCCATTATTTAGTTAAATTGAAAATGTTTTTGCTAATGAATGCTTCTGCAGTACCTGTATCACTCATAGCTTTAACAGTCTTGATATGTTTATCAAGATTTCTTAATGCCTTGTTATGATCATAAGTACCCCATGCACGCATAAATACTTGTAAGAATTGGTGTTTAACCCAACGGTCAGCTCTACCAATCTTTAAAAAGAAATCATTAAATGCTTTAGCCATTTCCTGAGCATCAGGATTAGTAATTCTAAACTTACCTGATTTCAATAACTGACTTCCAGATACAACAGCTGACGTACCTCTTGTACATATTGCAGCCAACATTAATGGCTCAATATCATACATGAGACGCAAGTTAAACAATGTGTGATAATCTGGAATGTGCATCTTAAATGCATTAACATAGTTAAGTAGTGTCCAAGACTTAGATGAATTGTTCAACATAGCCATTTTATTAACTAAGTCAATGTCACCATCTACATCAATAATGATATAAGGAATCTCTAAGTCTTCAGCACAAAGAGCTTTAAATAAATGTTGACCATCTATCACATACATTCTCTCTGTACCATCAACAAACTTTACTTTGACACAGATAACTGGTCTTATAACACCCATTGATCTAATACTTGCCACCATTTTTTGGACATGTTTAGAATCTGTAATTCTATTGATGTTTTCAAGAAAGTAAAACTTGTTATAGTCTTTGCTAAATTTAATTTTCTTCAACAATGCTAAAGCATCTTTTAAATCATTTTTCATAATCAGAATTTTAAGTAATCATTTTAAATAATTCAGTATTCTAGCCTCTGCAGGATGAGCTGGTTATTGTTCTTGTTGTTTAGTTTCAATGTTCTGTAATTTTTCCATAGCTTTAGTAAAACCAACTGTGTGCCCGTATAAATAAGACTCGTGAGCAATATCCTCAGAAGATTTTGTTTCTTGGTCAATGTGAATTAAAAAACTTGTCTTCCGTTTTAATGTAGGGTACTGACTCAATAGCCACATGGTCAACTCATCTTGTTCTGAGTCATCTATGTGGAACTCAGCGTAGGTATGCACCTTATGTCCTTGCAATACTTCATCTTGTTGTAAATGCTGTGGAATCTCCGACAGCTTAATTACTGATTTTGTTATTTGTTTCATTGTTCTTAGTTCAAGGTTTGGTTGTAGTACATCCATTTCTACTAACCATTCTACTCCTTCTTTGTCTATTTCTTTCATTGTTCTTGTTGTTTAAAGGTTAGCAAATACTTCCATTGCATAAGCAAAAGACAATCCAACTCCAAGTATACAACTATATACTATTCCTTCGTGTTTTGGTTCTTTACTCTTTCTATAAATAAGAATTAATGAACTACACACAATAAATTGTACTATTGCTAATGTTATTACAATATAAAATTTAATCATTGTTCTTGTTGTTTAGTTAGTTCTTCTAATTCTTTCTCTAGTTCTGTGATATACCTTAACACACTAATTGGTGTTTTGATATAATCTTCTTCTGCATTTTGCTTGAAGTAATCTAATTCTTTCTCTTTCATTGTTCTTGTTGTTTAAAGGTTAAATAAATTTCCAAATATACCCAGCACTTGTATAGCTCTTTTGTCTTAAACAGTTGTTAATACCTGTTCTAGATATATTTAATTCTCTAGCTGCTTCAGAAGCACTTTCCCAAATTCTCAACGGAGTAGAAGATTCATGTGAATATTGAGCTACTTGTTTATTAGCTTTTTTCTTTTCAGGTACTTTGCCTATACCAACTTTAATTTCATATTTTCTCCATTGAAAACCTGCAATCAAGTGTCTCCTACCATTAATAGCTCTTGTAATATCAGTATGTAAACAATCTACATCTTTACATGCATCATTTATACTACTATATGTTTTAACAAAGTTTCCGTCTTTATCATATGCAGTTACTGAAATACTGTATGGTTTTTGAGCTTGTTTATAAACATGGGATAAATGCTTTTTAGAATGTTGTATCTTTTTTTTCAACTGTGGACCTGGATTCTTTAATCCTGCACCTCCATCACACTGATTTATTAAAGTTCCAGTATTAAGATCTTTTCTACCATACTTTTTAATAAGCTTCATTTCTAATTTAAAAGCTTCTTCTTTAGTAAGGTTATCTTTTACAATCTTAACATTATATGGACATATTCTTGCATAATTATGCCAAGCTGTTTTTCTTTTTTCAAAAGCAGATCTATATGCTCTTGAATAAATTAAACCCTCTTCACTAATTAAAGACATCCCAACATAAAAAACTTCATTTGTATCAGTTCTAACATGGATATATACATAATAACTTCTCATAACATTTTTTTACAAATATATGACAATTATTACATAATAGCAAACTATTTTAAATATCCTAGTATCCTTGCCTTTTCTGGGTTCAAATGCACCCAAGAATGGCAGTTACGACATACAGCTAAAAATGTACTTTGCACCAAATAGAAAGCATCTCTGTTAGAGCCGGCATAAGTATGGTGCACATCAGTACTACCATTCATACAACCGGCTACAGAGATCTGACATATTGGATTTTCAGTAAGAAATCTTTCTCTCAACTTGAGATACTCAACATCTTTCTTTTTCTTTTTAGAAGATACCTGAGGGACTTTATAATCGTTTGGTTTCTGTGAACTGTCACTATTAATGGCTTTTTGGCAACTCCAACAATATTTACAGTATTTAAATCCCTCATGGTTCTTCCATATGACAGTCTGTTTACCACAGGCGTCACATTCTTTAAGCTTTGACTTCATATTTCAATCTAGGTAGTGCTAATGGTGCATCTTTTAAATCAAAAAAGTTTTTTGGTAAGATGCCTTCAGCAATAAAGATAGCAATAATATCTTGCTTCTCAATACCTAAATCTTTAAAAGTTAAAGTGTTCTTAAACTTCTCATCTGTCTCAGTATCAGTCAATAAGAACTGTGTAATGGGACTATTTGGGAAGAATTTGTTAAAAATTGCATTGGAATATTGAATAGTCACTTGCTGTTTAAACTTATTAAGTGTAACCTGTGCACGTTTGTAAACATTAATAATCCTTTGCTTTTTCTTACTACACATAGTAGCAAGTTCTTTCTCTGTAAGAGCATCTAAACCATAGAGTGCTCTCTTGTAGAGATAATTCTGATAGGCAGAATACCCATCTTGTTCATACTGTACATAGGTTTTACCTGCATACAGTTGGTAATTTCTTACCTGTTTTTTTAGCTTTTCCATAATATACATTGGTTTAATCATAAAATAGAAAAGGGGATATTTCTACCCCCTAATCACATCAATCAACAACTTCCTATCCATTGATAGAAAACTCTTCACTTGGCTTGATAGCTGCAGTTGAAGCTTTCTGAGCTCTAAGAGCTTCTCTAATTTCTTCTACATTATCATGCTGAATTAATTGTTCTTGTAATGTTGCCATGTCAGTATAAACAGTCTTTCTATAAATAGGCTGACCATTTACCTTACATACAATTCCTGTATCACCTGCAATTTTAAGATCTCTTGCTGGATCTTTTTCATTAAATGGCGTTAAGGATTCTCTAATTACTACTTTTCCAGATAGTTCTTGATTAGCATAGTAACCACATAACTTAAGCTCTGCTACGAAACCATGGATAAGAGCTGGAACTTGGATTCTTCTTAAAAATCCATTTACATCAACAAGTTGTTTTGTTTGAACAACTTTTACATAACCATACTCTGGTTTTGTTTTGGACTGCACAATAACAGCCTTTGTCGTGGGATCTCCCACAACGTACACTTTAGACTCCATAAAATATATAGATTTAGAATTTACTCTGTTTCTGCTGATAGATCTATTATATCATCAAAAGGTGATGAATCATCAGCAATGTCATTTATGTCATATTCATCAGAACTGACAAAATCAAAGTCATACTCTTTATAAGAATTTTTTTCTACGGCAGAACCTGTAAAAGGATCAATAATATGTTCTCCGTAATCAATAGACATGAGGTATTGTATATCCAGATCAGTTATTTCAAGATATTGTTCTATTGTTATAGTTACAACTTTTCCGTTGGGTAGCTGGTAATACATTTTGTATATCTTTAGTAAATATACGTGATAAATTTACCTCAGATTGCAGCTTGCTGCAGAAATCTTGTACTATATAGCTAAACAAGGAAAAGGGGAGGGATTATTAGTCCCTCCCATACTCCTTTGTTAGGAAAAGCATACCAACAGATATACTATCTTTAAAGATCTTCTATTACAGTTATAACATCTTGATAATTAATGAACCCTGTATCTTCATATGATTTATTATCATTGTCATCAACATTCATAAAGTTTACATAATAATTGTGGCTTTCATGAAAACCTCTGAATTCTTTGATTATAGCAGTTGCATGACCACTAATATTAAGTAAGCCAAGTCTTTTCATACCTTCTACATTGGTTTTATAACTCAATCTATTTGGATTTACAGTAACCATAGTTCCTTCAGGCAACACCTGTGGTGCAGCACCACCAAAGTATGTCTTGAAGAATATAGATGATACTTTTTCATGAGGTGCAATAATACTAGTTAATACTTTTGCTATCTCTACTCTATTAGGATGATCAAGGATCTTCTTAATAGCATTAAACAAATCTGTTTCTTCTAGTTCTACTTTAATTTTAGTCATTTCTCCTCCTATAATCTCTAATTTTACTTAACAAAGGTTCATTAAAGTTAGTGAACCATGATTCTCCACCAATTTTGGTACCCACATTGGGAACATCAGAGGATAGATATTCTATCCTCTTTGCTCCTACTTTTACAGGCTGACCATCATTGTCCACCAGATTAAGTTCAAAATTGAAACCTAATACTGATGTAAAGATTTTACTCTCCACGACCAATACCAGATAAAATTGCAGATAATGGATTGGCTTCTAATTCTCTTATTTTAGTAAGTATGGTCATTAGAAATACCACCTCATTAATATGAGTGCATTCAGCTACTGCAACTTGACAGCTAGTAGTAAAAAGATCATAATCTTTATAACTCTTAAGTGCTAATCTTAGTAGCTCATCTTTTCTTTTGTCTGTAATTCCAAGCATCTCTTGGAAATCAGATTTATCCTCACCAATAATAAGTACTTCAAACTTATTATCCTTTGGATAAGTTTTCTTCTTGTTGAATAGTTTTCCTAACATTTGTAATCAGAATTTTAAGTGAATAAATAGATAATAAAAAAGCCCCCAGTTATCTAGAGGCTTGGTGATCCTGATAAGATTCGAACTTATGGCCTACTGCTTAGAAGGCAGTTGCTCTATCCAGCTGAGCTACAGGACCAGTGTTATTATGACATCATATAGATAGTCATACCAATAACAAAGATAACAAATCCACCTAACATGAGTTTAAGTGGAAACATTGCAATCTCATGCTCAAGAGCATCAATCTGTTCTTCAATAGCTATTTGCATGCACTGAAGTTCACCAAGATGATAGCTTTTTACATCTGGATCAGTATCAGAAACTTTTGCTTCTGCAATTTCCCATTCTAATTCAGCCCATTCAATTTTTAAATACGCTAAGTGTTGTTTCTTTTTTCCTAACATAATTCAACATTTATTTAATAAGACATTGGTTTAGATTGTGCTTTCTTAACAGACTTGTCTACATAAACACCTTTTGTATGGCAACTTTTAGATGTAGAACAAGATGTAAGTGCAATAATAGCACAGAGTATAACTAATTTTTGCATAGTATAATTTTTAGTTAAATAAAATAGTCTCCTAGTGATAAAGATATATAGCCAAAGACAAATTCAAAATCTAAGTCAAAGACCTTCTCTTCTTCAAAGGCAAAAACAAAAACTAAGTCTAGATTGTGTCAGCCAATTTGCAAGTGTATCTGCAATAACCTGTCTGACGGAGAGTTCTATCTCAGTAAAGTTTGAAGAGAAGCGGTTTCAGTTTAAGATGATTAATAAATCTTAAGAATGTAAGGGCGCATAACCCGTTCTTGCTATATCTTGTGATCTTTATCACTAGGTGTAAAGAGCAAGAGAATCAGCTTCTGCCTATCTCTTGCTCACCTATAAGCTCCTATTTCTCAGGAATAATGAACATGTCAATTACATCCTGAAATCTAGGATCAACACTAATTCTTAGTGCAGCAGCATCCTTAATTGCCTGCTCACGCTTGGCACTAAAAGATGAAGTCTCAGCTATTAACTGAGTGCGGTATGTATTCATAGCAGCTCTGTATTCTTCATTAATACGTTGCTCCTCTAATTCAAAAGCTTTTGCTTTATCAGCATTTTCCTTCTGAATACGTGCATTCTCATCACTAACCAAGTTTTTAACCTTGGCTTTGTAATAGTTTACACGTTGCTCATAAGTTCTATGCTCATTAGCAATTTGCTCATGAATAGCAAGCAACTCCTGTGCAGTATGATGCTTCTGAATCTTAACTGGTGTTTTCTCACCATCTTTAACATTCATCCACTCAATAGCAGGAAGATCAGCTAACTGCTTACGCATCTGAGTCAACTTGCCACCTTTGTGGATAAATTGACCAAGATGAGCAGCATATGCTTCAGCCATTAAATACTCATTGTACTCAGTAGCAGTAAGCTGAGACCAACCCCAATTCTCACCTACAGAGTTACTGATGTGAATATCAGGATACTCTGGACGCTCAGGCTCTACCAGATTAGAGCTATCAAATCTTGAACTTTCAAGTTCTGTAATGATGTCAGCTTTCTCTCTTATTGCTTCCATCAAGAATGCTTGAGTAGCATGTAATTTACTCTTCTCTTTGAGTAACTCAAGAACTGTAGATGGCATAGCATATGGAGTTTCTAACTCAAATGTCTCACCACCAATGTTAATAGATTTACTGGAGACATTGTAAGAGTCTAACTCACGTTGCATTTCCTGTGCACGTTGGTTGCACAAGTTAGAAATAGACTGTGCTTGGGACATAGAAAGTCCTTTTGTAGATAAATTTTTCATAATCAGAATAAAAATTAAGTAAATAAATAGAATACAATCAGAAAAATAGTGTTGGCTCCCAGATCTTCTCAGCCCCGCACTATAAACGGACAATCTTTTTTGTTTCCATACAGATAGATTTATTCTGCGTTCTCCACAGTGCCATTCCAATAGTATTGCTACTACCCAGAGCCATGCGTCCTCTGTATTGTTAATAAAAATGCATGCCTATTTCATGGTCACATGCTCCCAATAACCCCTCTGCACTCAGTTGTAAGGTAGGTAGTCATTTAATCCTTATCTCAACTGCTCACCCTTGGGAAGTGAGTTGTGGTGCATTAATTCAGTCCTTAAGGCATATGGACTAAAACCTGCATTGACTACTGAGCTATGCTAACGCCAGTAACTTACTGGATAGTTGCCTGGTTAAAGGAAAGGCAACAATACTATGTACTCTCACAAGGTTGCAATCCTTGATATACATCCAACACGGAGCATCATAAGCTCATTGGTAGTATACTATCCTGCTTGGATGAGAGTAAATAATTATCTTGGTGGTAATGCTTCTACCTGAGCCATTACATCTGTGATATTATCAGGAGTTAAATACCCCATAACATCATTAGTAATCGGAGTATCATATACTAACTGAGATTCTTTATCTTCAGGAGCCATATATACAACAGCTAACTCATATAGTCCTTTCATACCACCATAAGTATAAGGACCACGTACTACTGATACACCATAATGGTTATCATAGATGTGAAAGGCATATTCTCCCATCTCATCATGTTCAAATTTTAAATCAGTAAATGTCATAACTAATTAGTTTTTGTTTTCAGCTTCTGTCCATTCTACTGATCCCCATATACAGAGAACAAGTACTAATGCTTGTACTATCCAAGCTATTGGACCATAGCTTTCAAAGTTAAATGCACTGCCTAATGTCAGCATTCCTTCTAAGAAGATTGCAGTTAGCACTAACATTGCAAATCTTCCTGTGAGTTTAATTCTTTCAATCATACGTTAGGGTTATTGGGTTTATAAATAGGGGCTAATGGCTATATGCCGGAGCCTTTTACTGTCTTCTTACATATAGTAGTAGTAATAGTAATAAGACTATATATAGAGATAAGAGTAATATATATAGATATAGAATACTTGTATAGTACTCATGTTGATACTTATGTTGTTTTAGCTATATATTCCTGTTATGTTAGCCTTCAGTAAGATTTTATAACAACAGCAAGTAGTAAATAAAGGGAGAGAGGTTTTCTGCCAATCCCTCTGAAACCCCCGTCCACACTACAATCCGTGCCATTTTATAACAACAGCTGAAGAAAAAAAAGAAAGCACCCAGACATAAGTCCGAGTGCTATTCTTTAACCCACTATTAGCCGTTAACAGCCATAGTTGCCACACCTGAAAAGTCATATGTAGCCACTGCAGGTGCTTGTTCACCAGCTTTGTGAATCATCTTACTCTTGATAACCTCACCTGTTTTCTGATTTACTGCCTCATAATCAGAGACTTGCAAATCTGCAGTTAAGGTTTGGCCAAGAGCTTTAGCCATCAAGGTACGAGATAGAGTTTCTGTACCTTTCATGAAGCGCACATGGTATCCTTGAGTGCCATCTTCATTTTTATTCTTGTTAGGAACTACCTCAATACCTGTAGCACCAAGTAATTGTTGAAACGCAACAATTGAACGTGTGTTTGAAAAACTTGCCATTTTTAAACTTTTTAGTAAAACAATAAATATCAAGATGGGTGATGAGCTGTTTCACTAAAGCTGTGAACGAAGTGAACCCTTAAGAAAAAAGAGAGACAGGCTTATACCTATCTCTCTAAATATCAATAACATACCGTGCACTGTATGCTACCGCAGGGCCAAGGCCTTTGACACTGCTATCTTTTCTTGTTCCAAGAAGACTACTCTTGGGCTTCAGACTTTCGGGCCTCCACTTTTCCGTCCCAATGCCTTGGGAATGTTATCATCAAGATAGGTTATGAGCTGTTACTTAAAGCTGCGAAGCCTTTACTACTATATATAGACAATCCTAACACTACCCTTGATTATCAGGCAGTTACAAATTAAGGGTCTCATTTCTCTATATATAGTAGTAGAGACAAAACAAAAGCTCTCAATTAAGAGAGCTTAAGTCAAATCCATTAGCAATACTAAACTCCATTAGTCTTGGCAATTTCATTTTACTATGACCAGTAAGATAGCCATTGTAGAAGACAAAGCCTTGCCAGTAACCTGAAGTAATTTCAGCTTTGGTAACTTTAATAAGAGAACCATATTCAAGATCTCTTAAGTTATTCTCTCCAAATACTCTGACCTCTAATTCTTCTCCTGAAGTAGTTCTGACCAAACATTTGGCAAATGGAGTGTTATCTTTGGAATATCTGATTTCAGAAAGATATCCCATAAAGTGTGCATATAACATAACAATAGGTTTTAAAATTCAAAAAGAGTTATGAGCTGTTTAAAAAAGAAAAAGGGAATTACTTCCCTTTAACTACATGAAACCTGTTACTTTGAGGATTGTATAAGATCAATGCTTCTATGGCATCAGTCTTACATAATTCCATAAGCCCATCTGCTATTTGGAATACCCAATCTCTGCCGTACTGTTCTTTGTATTTTCTATCAATATCAAAGTTTCTTACAACACGTTTACCTTCATTAATAAATTTAAGTTCTGTCATAATAAATAAGTTTAAATCAAAAGAGGTGATGAGCTGTTTAAAAAGAAACAGGAGATTACTCTCCTGTTGCACTTTCCATTGCAGCTACGTCAGCATCAATAGCACTCTGCAAAGTGATTGTTAAATGTACTAAGGCATCAATATAACCGTCATTATATCCATCCTCCCACACATCATCACAAATGATATGGGCTTTTTCTGCTATTCTTGCCTCAAGCATAGCAACTACTTTAATTAATGTTCCTGTATCCATAATATAAGTTTAAATCAAGATAAGTTGTGAGCTGTTAAAAAGAAAAAAAGGGGACTATGTCCCCTATTACTACTTAAAGTTGAAGCCCTCAAATAGTGTCAAGCCATCAGGTGTTTCCCGAAGTCTGCCTTCCACCTCACCAAAAGAACTTATCTGATTAAAGTACTTTTTGTGCATGACTACACTTTGTTCAAGCCTATCAGAACGTAGTACATTAACAACTACATTGTTTCTTTGGCTAATGGCTACAGCTTTACAATTCTGTGCATTCAACTTAATTAAAGTTGTTTCTTGGTGATAAAAATCTTCCATGTGGTATAATTTAAAAGTTCAAGAAAGGTAGTGAGCTGTTTAAAAATAAAAGGGAGTTAGACTCCCTTATACTGTGTGCTTAACTTGATGTATGCTTCCTCAAGTTTATCACTGTCCACTTGTCGTGTGACATACTTTACTGCAGCAAGAACTGCCTTTAACTCATCCCATGTGAGTTGTACTGTTACTTCATCCATAATATATAGTTTTAATCAGAATAGTTTATGAGCTGTTGAGAAAAAAATAAAAGAGGACCTTAGTCCTCTTCTATGATTAAACCTACCACATCATGTCTCTTTGCTTGAGAGATAATGTCTTCAATGGACTCATCACACATAGAACACAGTGCATTGACTGATTTTTGTGTGAGTCCTTCTCCAAACTTGAGGATCATAATTCCATCAAGTTCATCAATAAGGTCTTTCTTTCTGCTGGTTACAGCTTGGATAAAATAAATTGCAAACATGGTAAGTGTATTAATTGGTTCAAAAAAGGTTATGAGCTGTTCTATATATAGTAGAGAAGATAACCCTGTTACAGGTTATCTCTCAACAATACAGCTGGGATACTATCCATATGACACTGAATAGTATTACCACCACAATCTTCTATTATCACAAGATCATTTGGTCTTAACTCCAAATAGTATTCTGCTTTAATATGTGTTGGCTTTAAGCCATCAATAGGTCTAACAGATCCAATGATCCATCCGCCTAATAAACCTACAGTGAAGTAAGCTACTACAAATAAACTGTTTCTCTTTTCCATGATATATAGTATTAGTAATCAAAATAGGTAATGAGCTGTTTTAATAAAAAAGAACTCCTGCTTTTACACAGGAGTTGGTGGTTTCGCCAGAGCACATGTTTGAGGTAGAACCATTCACAAACTAACCCTTGTTGACACAATGGTCAACAATAATATAAATCAGAATAGGTCATGAGCTGTT